TAGCACCTGCTTTAGTTGTTGCTTTACTAAGCGCGCCGCTAACTTTGTTGATTAGCGCCATGTCTGTAACGCCGCCGGTAGCTACAGTAACAGCGGCAGCAATTTCAAAGGCGGTTGTGGCTTCAGCGTCAGCTTGCGCGTCAGTCTTATTTGCAGCCTTGGCTTCTCTATACTTATCGTTGTAAGCCGCGCCACCTGATTCCATGGCGTTCAATGCAACATCAGTGCCTACCGCTGCAAACTTGCCTGCATACTTAAGTACTTTAAGACCTAAGCCAATTGGCAAACCTTCTTGGATAACCTCGATGGCCGCCATATTAAGAGATAGCGGATTGTTATAAACCGCTTTTACGCCTGCAACAATCTTATTGCCTAAGCCATCAGCGTCGTTAACTGCTTGAATAACATTTTGATTGGCCTGATTAACAGACTCAAGTTGTAATGCTTCACCTGCACGTGTAATTGATTGCCCAGCATTTGTTAATGCATTTACAGGGCCCGTAAGACCAATGGCAGACGCTGTGCCGCCAAGGAATTCATTGATTTGTCCTGTAGCTTGTGTAAGATTTGATAAGCCTTGCTGCGCAATTGCAGCTGCGGTACTGCCTTCTCCAAAGATGGAGTTAATAACGGCTTTAGTCTCATTTGCAGTTTGCGCAGCTTTGGCTAAACCTAAGGCGTTGTTTTGTTCATATAAACGTCTTGTCTCAGCTGCGCTTTCATTTGTGCGTTAGCAGCAGCCAACGCGCCACTTTGATTTAATAGACGTTGTGTTTCAGCGTTTGATTGGTCAGTTGCTGCCGCTACGACAGGCGTTGCAAGATCAGGACGCTCAGCAGCTGTGGCAGTACTGTATGTTTTGCCGTTCCACGTAAACGTAGAGCCGGGGCCATAAGCTAAACGCGCAGCAGCATAAGCGTCATTAAACGTTGTGGTCTTAGGCCCTGCCGCGGCGTTGGCTGCAACTGCTGCGTCATAGTTGCCAAACTCATCCGTGTAGTTACCTGCGTCAACAAGAATATTAGGCGTACCAGTAATGGTACTTAGTGCGCCAACATTGTCATTGATGCTGGAGACTATGTTTTTAGTTGCAAGGTTAGATGCTGCGCCTGCAGAATTAAGATCAGTTAGCAACTGCGTTGCCGCTGATGCTGTGTCTGGGTTGTTTAATGCAGTTGTTGCAGCTGTCGTTGTGACATTGTTTACCAGCGACGTTGCAACGTTAGGTTTAGTAATGTTGTTTGCAGCATCTGCTGTTTGCGCCAATCCCGCAGCAGCATTGATAATTGCTGTCTCGTTGCCTGAGTTTATCGCGTTAACAAGATTTAAAGCAGCACCAGCTGTCTTAACATCAGAGCTGCCTGTTAGCTGACCTGCAGCAGATAAGGCGCCTGCGTAATTGCCATTGTTGAGGTTAATACCTACGTTCAACGCATTGCCCGCGTCTGCTAAAGATATAGTATCCGTCAGCATTGTAGAGCCGGCCAAAGCGCCTACGCTAGGATTATTCACCAAAGAGGTTACTATCCCGCCAATGTCGCCTTTATCCAATGCGCTGGCTACACGAAGCCCAGTTGCAGCATCTGTAAACCCGCCAGCGCCTGCAAGACTTGCCAAGCCGCCTAATACATCGCCATTGTTAATAGCAATTGCCGCGTTAATAGCTTGTGCAAATGGCGCAACACCAGGAATGAATGATGCAATTGCTAAGATCGGGGCAATGTTGCCAATATCACTACTGGATGCGCCGGTAGTGTAGAAGATTGGATTACCTGATGCGTCAAACTGTACGCGATAACCTGTGTTGCCTTTACCATCAAAGGTGCCGCCAAAAGCATTTCCTGTTTGACGTTCTGCATAAGTATTAGCAACGGCTTGCCCTGTTACTTTATTGCCAAAAGTGGTTTGCCCTGTGTCTACAACTGCTTGGCCATTTACTGTTTTAATTTTAGATTGGTCAACCGCTTCCAACTCACCCATGCCGTTGTCTCGGCCATACACAGTCTCAAGTTTGGCATCTTTAGGAACTTCTACAAGTTTTTGTATTTCATTGCCGTCGTAATCATATTGACCAGTCCCTTGATATACCACGTTTCTAGTTACACCATCACCAAGGTCGGCTTTGGCAACATACGCACCGTTGTAAAACTTGCCAATCTCTTGCACAGGCGTTAAAACAGCAACTTTACCAAAGTCTTTAATATCAGTAGCGCCAGTGTCAGCAATGATCTTGGCCATGTCAGCGGCGTTCTTTTCAGCAGACCCTTTGCCTTCGCCTGACCATTTATCAGCAGTTCCTTGCGCAAGAATCTGCTGCGTAATTTTAGCTACAGCATCTTCTTTAGATACAGTTGGCGTAGCTGCTGGCGTAGCTGCTGGCGTAGCTGCTGGCGTAGCTGCTGGCGTAGCTGCTGGCGTAGTAACTGTTGATAGCGCGCCTTGCGTAACTGCTGGAGTTGTCGCAACTGGTGCTGCTGCAGGTTCTGTACCTTGTGCTCTTGCTTCGGCAACAGCATTTTGAAAACTAGCAATTTCACTTGCGTCAATGCTATCACCAAAGCCTTGTTTCCAAAAAGCCAACCCACCGGGGTCTGCTTCACGACCAGCGTATTGTCTATACAAGTCTTCAACAGTAAGAGTTGGTGCACTTACTGCGACAGGCGCGGCACGCTGCTCATTGGCGCCGTAATTGTCGTAGTGGTAATCCGCAAATTCTTTTGGAGACATGCCGTAAGAATTATTTTGATAAGCAGCAGCCACATCTGGGTTTGCTTGAAAATACGCTGGGGCTACTGCCGCCTCGTATCTAGCAGCAACATCTGCAACGTTAAGCCCTGTTGCTTGTGCCATTTGCGCAGGTGAAACGCCTGCTGCTTGCATGGTGGATGCAATTAAGGCATCACTGGCGCCGGGATTAGCGTTAAGCCAGCCTAGAATATCTGCGTTAGAAACTGCCATGTTTAGCTCGTAGATGGGTTAACTGCGTTGACAAGCTCTTCAGCCCACTCTTGCCAATCATCAAATTGATACGGTCCGGGAATACCCTCATTGGTAAACACGTCAATAGCTTTCAAACCTGCGCCCCATTCTTTCCAATCAGTATTGGCATCAGGAATAGCTAATTGCTGCGTAGCGTAAAGCTCACACATAAGACACCCCCACGACTCAAAGGTGTGATACCTAGGGTCATAAACCAGAGCAACGCCAAGAGTGTTAGCCATTAGGGTCTCACATCGCCAATATCGGCGTCCAAGATTACTTTACCCAGTTGGTAATCTCCACCGGCCACGTTAGACACAAACTTTAATCTCAATTCACGACGCTGTTCACGCATGTCAATCTTCAATGTGTCAGGCGTAAATGCGTAAGGCCCTGTTATTACGTCTTCAGACGTGGCAAAAGAATTGCCTGTAACATACAACTCCATTTCGCCGTCTTGAATAAAGTCAGGCTCAACACGTTCTAGACGTAGCCAACGATTTTCGCCAACTGGACTAGGCTGTGAAGGTCCACCTGAAACCCAACCAAGGTCATTAGTTTCAAAATAAGACTCAATGGCTAATGACGCAGTATCTTGCACAGCGTCAGTTCCGATCTCATGCTGCCATAAAGATACAAAATTGACTGTTGCAGTGACAGTAATAACTAATCCTGCGCCGGCAGGGATTGCTGCTGATAGCGTGTCACCAACAACGTAGTTTTTACCTTTGGAAAATATAGTAACCGACGTCACAATTCCGCCAGCAACCACAATTGTAGCAGTTGCGTTTGAACCAGTGCCACCTGTTAACGCTTGGTTGGTATACGTACCATTAGTATACGCAGATCCGGCGTTGGTAATTGTTATGCCATTAACGCCACCGGACGCGTTAAGGTTCCACTCCGCTGCAATGGGGTAATGGAATACTTGAGAGAAGTAGCCTGCAGATCGTTGTGAACCTAGCGCAAAACCTGCGTCGTACCATACATTTTCACGTGTGTTGTAAATAACAGCGTTATTGCACTCTGTGGCGTTGCCTGAGGGGTAAAACCACCAGATTTCGCCAAATCGCGGTACTTTTGAAACCCAAACCTTTTCACGCTGAGCGTAATTTAAGTTGTCAAAAAAGTAGTTTTGATTGAAAGTATTAGGAATTTCTTTCACAACGCCGTTGTAAAGCAAGAATCGGTCAACACCGCACCAGTAATACACACCGTCATACTCAATCACAGACTGGCTTGAAAGAATAGATGACTGGCTTGTGATAAGGTCATACCTCCAATACTGCGGAGGTGAGCCCGTGCCGCCAATAAATGAAACTCGAATTAAAGAATCCAAACTCCAAAAGAGGCCCGATGGTGCATTTGATCCACCACGTACAGGTAACCCTTGGACAATCTTGCCGGTGGCCACTGAGACCTCGTTGGCATCAGCAGATACCCAATCATTCACATTTCCAGCCGAACAGTTCTTAATTAAACCATCGTTGCCATAGACAAACACGTAAGGGTGCAGGGACACCACGCCACCAGATACAGAAACTTGATTGTCAAATGTTAATGTAATACTGGAGCCTGTAGCTGTTGCAGGCGCTGAGATTGTCAACGTTGTGGTTGCAATGGATACTACAGTTGCGCCAACTGGAATGCCTGTGCCTGTTACTAACTGTCCTGCGCCAATTTGTGTGTTTGCTGCAGCCATCGTAATAGTGGCTGACGTATTAGTAATAGTTGCCGCAACTGCTGTAAATACACCAATAGGTGCTAAGCTTGTGCCTGTAATTGCACCACCTAACACTGGTGTATTGACGTTATTGTCAATTAGCGTAAGGTTTCTGCCGGGGTGGGCAAGCAACAAGTTATTGCCTGAGCCTGTGCCGTCAAAGAAAGTATCAAACTGCCAAAGGTTGTTGTTGTTAGACGTAAACCCTGACAACGTCATATCGGTAATACCAGAGCCTACGCCATTGTTGTCAATAGGCAACAATTGCAAGCCTTGCGAGTGCCCGCTAAATACGTTATTAAAGCTTTGCTGGGGGTTAACATACACACCACGTGATGGGCCTGACAAACTTGCTGTAATTTGTCTATAACCGCCTATCTTACGAGGGCGGCCACGTTGAAATCTAACCCATCTACCGTCGTTGTAAAAATCTTTGTCAAAGACAGTGCCGTCCCGTTGAATTCCGGGCTTTGTGTCAAGCGCAAAAACTTTTTTGGTCATTAGAATGTTCCACCAGAAACGCCGCTGGTAAACGTACCAGTTGTTCCAGATACTGCGCCTGTAAATGAGCCTACACCTACTACGGCTAAGCCTGTTGCAGAAAGCGTAGACCGTAAGACACCTAAAATTGCAGTGTTAAACTGGCCTGCACCAGCACGGTAGTTACCTGTACTAGTTTCACTAGCAAAAGTTAGTGCAGGTGCGGCAACAGTACCGTCGCCTAAAGTTACTGTTGTCACAGAGCCTGCTTGTGATGTATTGGCATTAAAAAAGTTAGTACCATCACACGCCAAAGTTACTTGCTGCCCTGACGGAATAATTACAGACGTTCCAAAACCTGTGCCAACAGTAAATGTATAACCGCCTGCCGTAGTAGAGTTCTTAATCACATATAAATTTACCACTGGCGGATAAACTACAGTGACATTGCCTGTAAGCGTGCCAGTATAAGTTTGAATGGTGTTGGAGGCTTCACTTGCGGTTAAGGTGTACGAACCAGTAACAACTGCCTTAACTAATGACGTATAGAAAAACTGTGAGCTAACGCCGTAGCCAACGGTAATGTAAGTTGCGCCTGTGCAAACAATGAACGCAGACTCGCTAGGCGCAAAAGTCTTTGTAGACGCGCCGTCAATGTTGTCAGCGGCTGAGATAACCATTGACCCTGTACCATTATTCTTAAATAGCGTGAACCAGTTATTGCCTAAAGAAGATGCGGAGGGCAGTACGTAAGTACCTGCACCGCCTGACCACACTAACGCCTGAGCTCGATCTGCAGCTGCAAATGTTCCGCCTGTGACAATTGACTGCGATGGGTGGCTTTGGGTTAAGGTTGTACCACTTGCAACCAAGCCATAACCTGCCAATGTTGCCGCGTCGGCTGAAGATGTGCCAGTGCCAAAGGCAATAGTCCCCCACGTGCCCGTTGTTGTTGGGTTTGCCGTAATGTAAATGTACTTAGACTCACCTGCAGCAACTGAAATGATTGTGTTTGTGCCAGCAAAGTCTTTAACTGTAAATGTGTTTGCGCCAACATTGCGAATCAACGCATCCTGCCCAACAGATGCCTGATTTGCAGGTGGCATATACAGGCTAAGACCAGAAGTCGTAGCAGTAACCTGCATAATACGAGCGGCGTAATCATCTGTGGCATTGCCATTGATTGGCCAGTTTAACTGCGTATTTGCGCTTAATGTAACGGCACGATATGAAACGTCCGTTGGCTGAATGACATTGCCTGTAAATGGTGAGTTATAGCTCATGTTAGTCCTTAACTATCGACGGCTACGGCTTGACGATCTGCAATACGAAGCTTATCTTCAGCCATTAACGTTTGCATGATCAACTCGTAGTTTTGCTGCCACATTGGCATACGCTCATCATTCTTTAAGAATGGCATGGCCTGCATGAGGGATCCATAGAGCAAAGCTTGTGGGGCATAGGTAGTAAACCAATTGGTTTGGTTTGATGAATCCAGAGGCTGCACTCGTTCATAATAGAGTACCTCAAAGTTGTAGGCTGTGCTGGGAGTAGGTGCTACCATCCAGTGTGTGTAATCATAGTCGCAATAATACAGCGGCGTGCCTGTTGTGGCAGGGTCAGGCCAGTAATTGCGAAGATACTCATACTTACGAAGCAATACAGGCTGGCGATTGCCGTCTACAGTTACGTTCATGGAAACTGTTTTATGCCACCGCGCAGGTTTATCAATTGTTGCTTGACCCGCAGTCATGGCACTGGTATTGACCGTTAAGTTGCCAAGGAACTTAATTTGGCTAGCAATGATTTGCTCTGCCAACATAATGAAAAGCGGAATCTTTGCCAAGGTGGAGGCGTCATTCCTCTCCAAATAAGACTGGATGTTCTCCACCAAGGAGTCATAGGTCATTACTGCGGCAGTTGTCATGCTTACTTGCTCCGCTTCCTAGCCATTGCCATATTGTCAACCAAATTAGGATAAGGTCTGCCTGCGGCTTTAGCTCTTGCTTTTGCTGCCGACTTTTTCTGCGGCGAAAGAGGCTTAGGCTTGCCTAATGATTTTGGCCGTTGTTTTTCCCAAACAGGCTTACTTGATGCCATTTTAATCACCTCTTAAGAATAAAGATATATTATTTTTCACGATAAAAACAAAGCCCGTTCATCAATACGGCGTTTTTGTAATCCCTTTAAGACTTTTCCACCAGCCATGCAATATTTTAAGAGTTCCTCTGCCGCGCCTTCTTTATCGCCACGAAGAACCTTTTGACGAAGCGTTGAACGCTGTAATGTTCCAAGACCCACGTTAAAAGCAAAGCTAACAAGACCATCAAACATGCCTTGTGTAAGAGGGACAGGACAGTAAGTATGCACCCCACGCTCGAATCGTTGCAAATCGTCTCGTAAAATAGCATCTACTTCTTCTTTGGAAAACTGTCTATTATCTTCTTGGCGAAGTTGATAATCGCCTCTTTGATCAATTGGCATTTTGCCTTGATTTGGGTAAAGAACATGTCCGACTCCTATAGTCCATAATTTTGCTGGGCACTGGTATGGTTTGTATCTTACACCTTCGTGGTGCTTGATCATCTCAGTGGCTTTGGCAGAGACATTCATTTCCCGAATGCCCTACCGCCAAAGTGGAATGCAATAATGCTTGCAAATAAAGCTTGAGTGTCTGAGTCCCAAAGCATCTCGGCCAACTCAACAAACGTAGCCCCTTGATGCCAGCCATACGCGAATAGGCCTACATCAACAAACAAGAGTAAGAAAAAGAAACCATAAGTAATAACAGGTCTAACCGACGCACGAAGGTTCTTCATCCACCGGCTAGTGCCTTCATTCAGGCTTTCATCATGCGCGTAGATTGCTTGCATCTCAGCTTGTTGCGCGCCAATCAAGACTTGCTGAGTGTTAGCGGCGCTTTCAGTTGCCAGCTGCTCTGACCTGATATGCTCAATACGCTCCATGGCTTCAAAGCCAGCCTTACGTAGTTCTAATTCACGTTCAATTTGCAATCGCGCCAAGGCTAACTCATGCAGCTTGTCAGCCCTATCTTGAAAGAAGTCAAGCAGTTTTGGCAGTCCTCCCATCAAAAACGAGATTAAAGTTGATAACAAGGTTAACATCTAGAGTCCTTTTTGTCTTCATTTTGCATGAGTTTGATACCACTCAGGAACCCAATCATGCCGCCGATAAGAGTAGAAAAAGCGGGTGAAATCATTTTGAAGATCTCTGCATTGTCCACTTCCTTTGCCCACAGACCAAGCATAAAGCTGATTACCATGGCCAATACGGAGATGCACAGGGTGGCACTTACCATCAAAGTTACCCACAACGTCAGTTTGTCTTTCACTTCTAACTGAGGCTTCCGCGGTTGGTGTATTGGCTTCTTGGTCATACATATATGTCCAGCTTACGGTTGGTAAAAATCTCAAGGTTAAGTTGGTTGCGCTCTGCTTTCTTTACATACAACTCAAACTCAAGATCATCAATCTTATCTTTCACCTTCTTCATCTTCAGCGCCTGTTTGTACTCTTCTTCAAGTCGCTCAGTTCTGCGTTCTAGTGCATCCGTTTTAGTCGGGTAGTCGGCTACCCCAAGCATGGGATACCACTTGTGTATGGGCGTAATCACTTCTTTTCACGCTCAAGTGCATCTTTGTATCCATGAACAACTTTGTTACGTAGCCATGTGGAATCGGCTGTGCCCGCCCACTCGGACAGGTTGTTCCAAATAACCACGTATTCTGTTGACTTGCAATGACCTGCGTTCTGATCTAGCCACGCCATCATCTCTTTGTGCCGCTGGGTTGGATCGTGAACCGTGTAGGCTATCCCATAGAACTCGCGCACATGACAGCCATTCTTGGCTACGGCTCCAACTAGCCCCAACAGCAGTAACAGAAGAAGCCAACGCATTTATCACACCACACTCCATGCAGTCATATACGTGCCAAAGATGATAAAGGCCACAATACAGGCTGCGGCAATAAATGCTTCAGCCCAGTCCCACATAACTACTCAGTCTTTGCGGCTTCTTCAAACGCCTTGGCTTGAGGTGCGCCTTGTTGGATGATTTCGCCGATCAGCATACTTACCTGCTCGTAAGGTTGCTTTCCAAGGATTGCGAGGAGTGCATTGACTTGGTCAACTGAGAGTTGAAGTGTGATCATTTGAAGTCCTTTATGGGAGTATTACTTGGTTGGATTTTTCTTCAATATCCCAACCAATAAACCAGCCATCATTTATTTTTTGAGGCGGAAATTTTGATTTTAAATATTGTGTTTGCTCATCAAAATTAGGCTTGTCAAGAAAATTTACCTCAACAACCAAATAACTAGTTTTTGAAGCCTCTTCAGTTTGCTTGTACCAACCAACCAAATCAAACCTGTCGTCATAATTTGTTTGGTTGTTTTCATCTTTTAAATTTTGGGGGGTATAAGGGAAAATCAACAAACTATCCCCATCAACTTTTGCATATAACATTTTATGGCCCTAAATTTGTAACTGAATATTGGTAAATTGCCCCATTATTACCATAATCGACTAAATACAAAAAGTTTGCTGATTCTGCAAGGTAAAATTGGTCTGGATTTGCATATGCAGGGCCACTTGGTAAAAGGCTATTTTGCAAACTAACTCCACCTAAATCTGCCCGCCAAGGAACATTGAGTCGTATTTTAGAAACTTTTCTGCCATCATTGAAATTAGCCCCGTAAAAATATTGACCAGAATTATCAAAAGTCATTCCAAGAACGGATGATAACCAACCGCCGCTAACAGAAAATACATCCATTTCTGGATTTAATTGCGTCAATGAAGTGACGCTATTTGCAGTAGGTGAAGTCCAACTGTACATGAACCCTGTTTGACGCATTACCATAAAAGTTAAACCGTCTGGAGCCACACGCAAACCATCGGGGTTTGAAGTTGTTAAATTACTTTCGCTATTAAAAGATAAAGAATTTAAATTCCAAGCGGTGCCAAGTGTGTACTTGAGAATTTTATTTTCTGTAGACCTATCCCAAACGAACATGATGGTGCCAGTATCATCGAACCACAGATCAGATAATCCACCTCTCCCAAGGTCTAAAGAAGTAAAAAAACTTGCAGTAGAAATATTCCAAGCGGTACTCATGTTGTACTGGTAAACAAGGCCGGTACTAAAATTTGATGTATAAAAAGAGGTTCCATCTCTTTTAAAAGTTAGTCCAAGTTGCTGGCCAACGCCAGTGAAGTATGTGCGAACCAGCGTCATGGTATCTAGGTTCGCGTTGTACCCCGGTAAAATTGGGAATCCAGTTTTTCCAGCAAATCCAAAGCCTTTTGCAGAGGCCGCACCACTTGTGATGATCGTTGGCATCTTTACTCCTTACGCAAACTTGGTTTGTGATGCAAGAACAGTGTAAGTGTTGGTCGCTGTCTTAATGACGGTATAGGTGTACACATCATACGCATTTGCGTTGCCAGAAGATGGCGCTGTACCGCCTTGCCAATAAATGGTTGTGCTACCAACACCAGAGTCAATATTGAGGCCAGTTGGGTAATACGCAGTACCACCATTTTTTGACAAAAGTGCTATTGTCACGGATTGACCAACAGAAAGAACTGAATTCAAAGTTGTGGTGCCACTAAAAGTTAAGTTTTGTGACCAATTAGCAGAATTATTAGTTGTGTAGATGGTAACTGAACCACCATAAAAGTAACCAGTATTGTTTGTGTTGCTGTTGCTCGCAACAATAAATACTTTTTCTGCCGCATCTTGCAAGACGGTCGCAAGATTGGATTCACTTCCTTGAAGTGTCTGAGTTCCAGTCCATGTGTTATTGGCTGAAAGAGAAACACCAGCAGACACAGTTGTCCATGTAGGAACAGCGCTTGAGCCGCCAGAGGTTAGAACTTGACCTGCTGTGCCGTAGTTTGCGCCACCAAAACCAACTGCGCCTGTGGAATTTACTCGCACTCTTTCGGTATTAGAGTAAGCACTTAAAAGATTTGTGCCATCGAACCTTAAAGCCGAGTCAGTAGCACCTGCGCCAGAGACTAAACTTACGCCGTCACCAAGATAAGATGCGCTACCAAAAGGTACATCGGCTTTATAGAAAGCACTCGCTACACTAAGGCTAAAAGTGCCAGCAGAATAAGTAACGGCAGACCCAGTGGTCAACGCACTTGAAGATGAGGCGTACACCACACCACCTGATGTGAACGATGAAAGGTTTGTGCCGCCGTTTGCAGTTGGCAGAACTCCAGTCACGCCAGTCGTCAAAGGCAGGCCAGTTCCATTGGTCAAAGTGACCGATGACGGTGTACCAAGAACTGGGGTGACAAGCGTGGGGCTTGTGGAAAGAACATTATTTCCAGAGCCTGTGCTAGTTGTGACTCCTGTCCCACCATTAGCCACTGCCAATGTGCCAGCAAGAGTGACTGCGCCAGTTGTTGCGGTGTTTGGAGTAAGACCAGTTGTACCACCTGAAAAAGAGTCAACACCAGCTGCTGTGGCAGCGTTTGATGCTAGCAGCTTTACAGTTCCAGCAGCATTCTTAAAGTACAGTTTTTCATCTGTAATGTTAAGCGCTAACTCGCCGCTAACAAGATTGCCAGCAGACGGGACTGCCGCTGCCGTTGTTGTGTAATACAACGAGATTGGGGTGAAATTTATTGCCGCCATTAGAAGGTTCCTCCTGAGATACCGCCAGTTGTGCCTGTACCAACGGTCAGCACGCTTGTTGATGAATTAAACGCTAAGTTTGCGGACTGCGCCAGTACGCTAGTACTTGAAGCAAATAGTACTCCATTTGCAGTATACGACGACAAATTAGTTCCGCCGTTTGCAACTGGCAAAACACCAGAAACGCCGGTGGTCAACGGAAGGCTTGCACCTTGCGACAAGTTATAGGTATCACCAACTTGAATCTCTTCAATTTGGACACCGTCGATTACGAGTGGGTATCGTGCCGTCATTTTTTATTCCTCAAAATAAAGCCACATTAACTATGGTCACGCCATTATTCAACAAAACCGGCAAGTAGCCACTTGCAACAGGGAGCTGCACCGTTGACGCATCATGCAAAACAATAGGCAAATACGTGGGGTTTAATTGCCAAGCGGGTAACGTTCCAGTTGACTTTAAAACTTGCCCAGAAGTCCCAATTGGTAACTTTGTCAGTGTTGTAGAGCCAGTGGCATATAGCAAATCACCGGCAGTATATGACGTAATGTTTGTGCCGCCAAGATTGACAGGTACGGTTGTCAATGAAATTACTGTACTAGTAACATTGATTGGCGATGTACCCGTATAAATCTGTGAACTGCTAAATTCTGAAAATTGAATATTAGAAGTGCCAAATGTAATAGTACCTGCAGGGGCGCTTAAAACATATGCAACGCCTCTATTAACAGTACCATTTTGTACAAAGAAGTAGTCGTTAAGACTAAGTTGGTTTGCACCAGAGCCGTAAGTGTCAGCGTCTGTGGCACGAGTCAAAACTGTTCCGCCAGTTGCCCATGTGTAAACGCCGTTGTAAGCGTGGTTGACCTCGTTCTTGACCAAAACGCGATTTGTATTGAGTAGTGTGTAGCCATCCAAAACAGTCAACGCACCAGACAAAGTGATGGTCGCCCCAACGCCAGCCGCACCGTTGTTGTAGGTGACCGTACCGCCAGTAGTAGAAGCAAGGCTTGCAGTAGTTGCAGCTTGCACAGCTTCATGAAATGTTAACGCAGTTGATGCCGCGGCATCTACATATTGCTTGGTAGCCAATTGCAATGCCGTTGTTGGGTCTTGCGTAACAGCAACAGAGGTTAGCCCGCCTAAAGTTAAAGATGTTGCGCCTAACGCAATATTTGTTGTTCCAACAGTCAAAGAGCTATTTACCAACGACGCGTTGGCAATGTTTGACAGAGTATTGTTAGACGCGTTGATTGTCTTGTTAGTCAGCGTTTGCGCCGCAGTATTGGTGGTTACCGTATCTGATACAACTTGGGCAGAAGCCATGTTGAACGCGCCACCAGTAATAGTCTTACTAGTGAATGTCAACGCAGATGGTAATGACAAAACTGGAGTTTGACCGCCAGTAGAGTCAATTTCATTAGCTGTTCCAGATACAGCAGTTACAGCGCCAATGGCAGTAGGGGAGATTGTAAGGTTTGCTGCTGCAGTTATCTGACCTTGCGCATTAACCGTGTAGCTTGGGACTTGTGATGTTGACCCATACGTGCCAGCAGTTACAGTAGTATTGGCAATTGAAATAGTGCCTGTTGCCGTGATAGGCCCACCCGTTAAGCCGGTGCCAGTTGCAACAGACGTTACGCCTGAGCCTGCAGCAATAGTTTGCCAACTGCCATTGATGTAGCCTTCAAACAACGCAAACGTTGTGCTGTATCGCAGCATGCCATTGGCAGGCGTATCAGGGCGTGTTGCTGTGGTACCTGCAGGGAGCTTAACGTATTGCGTTCCGGGCAGTGTTGGGTTTTCGTAAATGCTAACTTGTGGCGCTGTTGAGCCGTTAGCAACAGTTATTTGCCCTAGCGTGCCTGCAACAGAAGATATGGTGCCGTCGCCGCTACCAACAGTTTGCCACCCGCCGTTAACATACGCTTCAAAGCGTTGTAAGCTGGTGTTATAACGAATATCACCGTTTGTTGCAGGCGAAGGTCGTTGCGCCGTAGTGCCTGCAGGTATCGTTACGCTTTCAGTTCCGGGCAATACAGGATTGCTTGAGATGCTTAATGTTGGATTACCTGCGCCGTTGCCATTTGTAACATCAATCTGATCTGCTGTGCCAGTAATTTGGCGGCCTGCTATGGTGGAACCACCAACAATCGCCAGCATACCTGTGCCTGATGCATTTGCAATCGCAGCAGCAATGCCAGTTAATTGGAATGTAGGATTGCCAGATACGCCATTGCCATCAGTGACAGAGATACCATTACCTGTTGTTGACAACGTTCTAGGCGTTACCGTAGTGCTACCTGTCTTTGCAATGATGCCATTACCGGATGCTTCTAAACTACCGGACGCGCCATTCAATCTTATTTGCAACGTAGACTGCGCACCGCCATCAACTAAGCCTACGCCTGTGCCGCCTGATAAGGCGCGGCTATTTGCTAGTTGCGGTGTTTGAACAACAGTTAGATACTGGTACGGCTGACTTGGAGATGCTGAAATAGCGCCTGTCGTTGTCTGAACCGTAACGCCGTTTTGCACAATAGGCACTGCCTCGGTGCCTGTAATGCTACCTGCTGTTGGCAATTGCGTAATTTGTATATTGGCCATATTACGGACTCAGGTTATCAAGGTTGCCATTAGTCTCTGGATCATCAGTATTCTGCTCCGGAGAGATGTTATACGTATTATAAGGCCCAGTGATCAACGAGTCTTGATCTGCAGCTATGTTGACATCGGGCCTTGGAAATCTAAGTGCAATCTTTTCAGGCTGCCGCGCAGGTAAGCGGTATGGGTCAAACTGATCTCTGCAACCTTGGTCACAGACTTTTAATCCCGGGTTATTACCGTCGGGCATCAGTTCAACATACGCTCTCTTCATGTGACATCTGTCACAAATTGCAATACTTAATACAGCATTGCCAAGAGTATCAAGCGTACGTGGCATACTTACCTTGTATAGTAACTAATATTCGGAGCCCAGTAAATAGGAGATTTATCTCTTTCTTCCTGCTCCGCAATATTCCAATACTTTTCAGCTTGACCTTCAAGGTACTGAATACGCTCACCCGGGACCGTAGGCAGTTCCATAGCCATTTGGTGAGCAAGCATGTTCTGAACGGCAAGATACCATCGCTGAGGAATTTCGATCTCACCTGATAAGTCACCTACATCCTGAATCTGGCGATGTCTCCAGACCACGAGCTGTGGCGCAAATGATGAAGGCGCAGGCCACAAGTACATTGCAGGCTGGGGAATGTTGCGATCAAACCAAAATTGCAGCGGGTAAAGGCTTGTGAAGTTCTTATTTGGCAAGTTGGTGTAGTCATCACGATTCAAACGAGCCAGTGGAATTTCCGTGGCGTTTGACCCAAACACAACTTGATAGACGCCCATGTTGGCGCCTGCTGTTTGCAAGATTCTCCAATATGGCGTGCTTGCAGAAGGCTCCAAGTCGTAGTAAAGCCACGTGCCAGCAGTCCAAGTAACTGCCCCAGGGCTATAAACCGTCGTCCAAGTGGTTCCATTGGTAGAAGACTGAATTGAGATGGTCACTGAGCCAGTTATTGCTGGTAGTATACCCACGGTCCCCATGTAGATGTCATTTCCAGACCCATTGTTGATGCCAATGTAACCCGTATTGTTGGTTAATTGACAAATATTGGTGTACTGGCCATCAAAAGCATTGGCTGCATTGCCTGAAGAGCTATTCGCCCCGTTGTTGTTAGCCGTAACTGTTCTGTAGTTAGAGTTTAGCACGTCCACAGTGCCAACTGGCAAGTAATACACGTACTTATCAGGGTTAAGACCAATAACAGTCTTGTCAATGCACCAATACTGAATGCCGCGATTGGCAAGATTGGACAGCACATAGTATAGGCTATCTTTAGCCGATGCTACTTGTTCTACCGTTAATTCTTCAGCCAGCTTTCCAGCACGACGCGCGCCATGATCAATCAGATTCTGAACCGTGATTGTTGTTTGGCCAACTGTTCCGCTAGTGCTCATACATTACCACCCAGGACAATTCCAACGTTTAAGAGATGCGGCTTTTCTTGTAAGCTCGCCTTTTTCATCACGCTTAGGCCCGGGCATGCCAGACATCCTAGCGCAAAACGATGCTTTTCTTCCAGCATCGGCTTTTGTTTTTGGGTGCGGTGCAGGTGCTTTAAGGTTAGAGCCAGTTGCCCTATTGAACTTATCACGGCCTTTTTGCGTTAATCCTGCGCCCTGACTTGTGGGTAGCTTCTCACCACGTGAGACCGACAGCCTAGGGTCACCGCCATCTTTCATCTTTTGCGCACCTCGTTTTACCGAGTACGCAATGGCAACAGCCTGCTTTACAGGCTTGCCAGCTTTCACCTCGGCTGAGATGTTCTTCTTAAAAGCTTTATCAGATTTGCTTTTAATTAGAGGCATGATTAGCCGCAGAAAATAGTTATTGCCGCGTTGGTAGGCAACGTGACGTGGATGTTTGTGTTAAAGCGAATACCGTTGCCGGGGATCAGCGTCGAGATTGGGGTTAATGGGGTGGCAGGAATGTTTAGACGCAATCGCTCAGTTCCACCTGCACCACCATCACGGAAGATGATTTCACCAGCAGTGCCACCGGGTGCTAGTTGATAACCAGCAAGGTTTGCCGCGCCAGCGTAAATGACGCCAGTTGCATCATTGTGTTCCGAAAATACATTTGTTAAAGTGCTCATATAAAATCCTTAAAAGGAAGGGGCCGAAGCCCCGACCTTGATTAGCAAGAGCCGCCGTAGGCTTTCTTCATCTTACCGCCAGACTTAAATTTCTGAATAACACCGCCGGTAGCGTATTTTTCAATAACACCGCCAGTTTTCAGACCTTTATGCGCCTTGGAAGCAGACTTGTCAGCATGAGCTTTAAGATCGCCCTTAATGCCTTTAATAGCTGACATCTCAGCTTTATGCATCTTAGGAGACTCTACCTCGCCACCCTTTTTACGGGCCATAGGCATTGGGCCGGTTTCCATACGAGTGGGGATGCCACCCATACCGATACCGCGCTTAGGCATGGCAGGAGCCATACCGCGGCGAGCAGCCATAGGTGCGCCACGTGCAGAAGCGCTTTCAGGAATAATTCCTCCAGCTGCTTTCTTCACTGTGCCGCCCTTTTTAAGCTTCAGTTCAACTGAAGGCTCAGTGGTCATCATCTTAGGCATTGGTTTAAACTGTCCCATGATGATACTCCTTTAAGCAAAAGCTTTGTAAACGATAGTCACACGAGCCGCACCTGCAGTAGCTGCAGTTCCAGTTTGTGTAAACGTTACCGTTGCGTAGTCAACATCACTTGTACCCACGTTAGCCCAAGCGCTGTACACACCAGTGGTTGCCACTGATATGCGACCTGCTGAAGCAACAGAAGTAGAAGTGACATAGGCTGCGGCAGATCCAGTCTTGCCAACAGTCACAGTATCAGTTCCAGCCGCATTAAACGCAGTCGTAACATCAATATTGATGTCGATGATTTGCGAACCTGCAGGAATAGTACCAATAATGACTGCAGCTGTGTCTGTGTACGCAATCGTTGTGGTGATTGCGGACAGCTGACCTGCCGAGTTAGTTACTGCATTGTTGTATGCCATTGTCTTTTCTCCTTAATTCGTAGGGGCCGAAGCCCCCACTTGGGTTTAGACGCCGGGAGTACCGTACATTGAGCGCCAGTCAGTCCAACCAATGTCATAACGCTCGGTGGCCTTATAACGCATTGAGTCGGTCTCAAAGTCGCCTTCCATGGTCTTTTCCAAGCCACGGCGCATCATCAACTTCATGCCTTCGGGGGCATCGGTCTGAACCCACCAAGCTGTGGCGGAAGTCAAACGAGAGATGACAGAAGCACCTTCGGGCATCAAACCAATAGACTTAATTGGGTTGATGTCGTTGTTGGCTGTACCAGCACGAAGAACGCTCTTCAACAGAACTTCGGCTTGGAAGACATTACCGGGAGCAACCACTAACTTCAGAGGCTGCAAGCGGATCTTCTTGCCGTTGTTGTCCACTGCTTGACGAACTTGGATCAGCATCTGCTCCAAGGAAGTCTGGCTCAAGTTAGCAGCTGTGTTCAGCAAGTTGCTTGCTGTACCGCTAACCAGTGGGTGTGTAGAAGCATTCAACTGAACGCCGTCGCCGCCAGCATATGCTGAGTTGAACGCTTGGTTCAACACATTGGCTGCCAATGTCTCTTTAGTTTCCACCAAAGATTGGGCCAAATGCTTAGCGTAAACTTGACCAATACGGATGTGGTCGCCGTCTTCAACCAATACCTTGGTCAATGCGAAGGCCAAGCCATACACATTGTAGAGGTAACGCTTGAGGAACAGCACGCCACCTTGTTGGTAAGCAACAGGGCTGCCGTCAGGCAACTGAGGTGCTGCACCAAAACCGTACAAGACAGGTTCTTCGTGGTAGTTACGTGGAATACCTTGTTGTTCACGGAAGACCGTGGACCATTCGTCCGAGCGTTGATCGTAGACACCGTCGAAACATTCATTCAGAATTGGTTCGACGATACTACGAAAGTCGGTACTGCGCATTGGAGCTGCCATGGTTCACTCCCTCCTTAAACGGCAAGAACGGACGCATTGAACTGCGACTCGTTAATGGTTACGCGCACAATCGTGTACGCATCGCCCCAAGCATTGTCGGGGTACGGGGCCAAGTCACGAATCAACATCTGTGCGCTATTGCCAGCGCCAACCAATGTGGTTGACAAGGTGCAAGCAGACAAGCCTGTTGTAGTTGAACCAGCAGTGGTGTTGCTCAAATCAGCCATATCACCTACGGAGGCTTGAGTCAATGAACCAGCAGCTTGGATCTCATACACAATGTTGGGATCGTTGTAGTAGTAAGCGACGCATGTGCCAGCTGTGTACGCAGTATTTGCGGGCCAGTTGTTAGACACACGAGCACGACCAGTAGTGTCAGTCCACTGAACGCCAGCAAAGGCGCCTTGGAATGCATCACCGGCAGCAGCGACGACGATATTACCTGAAGTGTTCAACTTTACGGGTTGACCCTTTAGGATAGCCGTGTTATAGGCAGAAGCAATGCCATCCGCCAACGTCACAGCACGATCCAACCCGGAGGGATGATATGCAGGACGAAGACCGAACGGCGCATTAGTTGAGCTCATAATTGAGTCCTTTCAAAATTGAAATAAAAACTTTGCCATGTTTACTCAAAAACAGGACGCGGTTTAACTTTTGCATCGAATCCTACACCGCCGCCTTCAATTGAAACCAATGTCTTGCCATTGCTATCGCGTTCACCCAGCAATTGTTCTTGCTGAACTTTAATCTTTTCTTGCTCTTCCATAGGGGCAAGGTGATGAAGTTCATACATGAGCTCTTGATAAATATCTTCAGGCAATTTATACAAAAGCATCTCGTTGCAAGCAACAAAACCTGTGTGTTCGCCAGCTTTCACTTTCAAATGCTCAAAGCCGGGTAATTCTTCGGCTTTTACTGGTTCGTAGCCCAGTCGCATACGCTTGTGAATTGGGTCATATTGGTTGGTAGAAGACAACCAGCATAGGTGGTATCCCGGAATCTCGGGAGGGGTCGGAAGCGCCTCTTGCAGCCACTCCGAGCGGAACATCCTACGACGCTCCTCGGAAGAAACAAAGTTTTCTTCAGGTGCAGCACGCGATGCATCTTGCATAGCACGATTCTCACGTCCTGCGTTGGTATTCTTTTTGATACGATCATCCATGATTATTTCCGTTTCTGTTGTTTGTCATATTCTGCGAACTTGCGAATCATTTTGTTTCGCTGTTCAACGTTATCCCACATGCCCGCCTCTTTAATGGCGGCAACGCGCTTAGGGTCAACGATGTATTCGTTGGCTCTTGTCGTCGCTGTAGTATCACGTCCTGAACTTGTCACAACAGACCTCGGTCTCTGGTTTCTCGTACCATTACTATACCCCGAATTATATCGGTGTGGTAAATATTTTTGCAATCTGTCGTCGAGCTCATCCCAATAGTCGGGAAGTGCTGGGTCGTAGCCTTCTTCGGTCAACGCCACGTCAATGGTCTGCGCAATCTTAGAATCTGCATCCTTCAATTGGGGGTCATACCACTTATTCTTATCGATCCAATCAGATGCCATTTTCTGGACCATTGGATCGGGAAGTTTAATGTTCTGAGAAGTCTGAGTAAGCTGCTTGTTAGCAGTTTCACGCAATGACTGCAAAGACTCTAAATGCCGTTGGCTATCGTACCAGAGCTGTTGGGCTTTGGTAACTTCTTCACCATTTCGAGCATTGACAGCCTCTTGTAGCTTCATTTTGGCATACTCAAGCCTTGTGCCAGCATCATCAATGGCCTTATCGACCCTTGCTAACTCGGCACCAGACGTGCGTTTCTCCAAAAGAGCTACTCGCTCCGCCATTTGTGAGTTTTGTTTCCTCAGAGCCGTGATCAAATGATTAGATTCACGGGCTTTTTCGCGGTGAAGTTGCTTCTTAAGCTTTCTTTCTTCACGTCGAGCGGCACGAATGGCCTCTCTTTCCGGATCATCTGTGGTAGAACCTTCACCACCGTCGTCTCCGGGTCCCTCAGAGTCATCTGATGCATCAGATATACCATCTTCGTCATCATCAGACTGGGGATTTGACATTCCGTCAGGTAATTGCGCGATTGCCGAGCCGTCTTTGATCTCGTCAACCTGCATTTCCAACTTTTCAGTTGCATTCATACATCATCCTTTCAAAGCTTAAATAAAAGCTTTAATGTCACGAGGGTCACCAGTGACTTTGCCAATGAGTTCATGATCATTGAAGAAGGTAAAAAGGCATTTGCCTTCAGCACCCTGCTCGTCTTTGAAATCAATCTCCCATCGATCGCCACCCCACTTTGGTACGCGAACAAAATCGCCTACCTGTGCCCATGCGCCTTCAGGCCAAGACTCCATGGACTCGCGTTTCTTAAAAGCAAGAGGCCCGATTGCAATGACTTTCCCAACTTGGGTATTCCATTTCTCGGTCTCTTTGGTTTCTTGTGGAATAAAAATTCCAGCAGATGAGACTTTTTCTTTAACTGCTCGTAACTGCACAAGTATCCTCGCGCCATACGGTGCCATTAAAGGGTCTATTACAGGAAACGCTTCTCCAAGCGTCTGTTCAACGTCATTCGACATTCTTTTCCTCTTCTAAAAGTTGGTTAATGATAGACAAGGCTTCCTCCAAGCCTTGGTGCTGGCCAACTAAGCGCTGGTAGGTTTCGAAATTGACTGCATTTCCCTGAACTAGGGATTCAGCAATTCGCTCTTGCCTTTGCTTAATATGACCAATGAAATTTGCAAGTGTTGCCATGTTTAGCGGCCACGACCTGCAGACTTCTTCACGGGGATCGCGATGGTTACAGCAAAGCCGGACATTTTCTTAGCCGCTCCGCCTTTTTTCATCGTCGCAATTTTACCAGCCATACCTGCAGCTGGACGCTCAAGTGGGGGTGCCTTAGAACCGCGCGCTGGCAAATTAGCCACGCCGCCTTCTCGCATCACGCTTCCACCTGATTTGTATTTTTGAATTACACTTTTGCCCTTGGCTGTAGCAACGGAATCACCCGCTCCCATCGCCAAGCGTTTGTGCATGTTAATTCCTTCATCAGCCATTTTGAGCTCCTAGGGTTTGTTGAATTAAAGTCTGCGCTTCTAGAGCAGTTTTGACTTGCTCGTGCTGCAAGTTAGCGGCGTCGCGCGTAAGCACCGCTGACTCGATTCTCTCTTTTGTGAGATTGTTTTCAGTATTCTTAGCCATATCGGCTTGGAGTTTCTGAGTTGAGATTTGCGCCGTCTGCTGAAGCTTAGCAGCTTCAATTTGCAACTCGGCTTGGTCTTTGGTAGCGCGGCGCTGAGTTTCTGCCATGCTGGTTTGAACAAAGGCCTGAGTTGCAGGATCCATTGGCGGCTGGCCTGACAATTGCTTGATGGCAGCAATTGCGTTCTGGATAATAGGTGGCAACGCCTTAAAGGTCTCACCAGTATCTTTATGCACGTGCTGCGCAACGGCTGCAAGCAACTGATCCGCGCCTTGCGGCAATGTTTGCTCTTTCAAAACATTAAATGGTCGATTCAACGCCGCACTGCTATATGAATCCACTTGGTTAAGGTACCACAGGGTCAAGTGCTGCTTCACGTGCTCTAAGCATAGTGGAATGAAAGCCGAAGCCATGATGGGATTAGCACCATACATTGGATCCTGCAAATAATCCAAGTGAACTTGAATGTGAGCCAAGTGGTCTTGTCTTGGGAACGCGCCGGCGTGCTTGCCAAAAGTCATGGCCACATTTTCCAAGGCCGGATTCATTTCCTTCACCTCATTAGGATCAGGCAGAACCTCGTTAATGTCAGGCAGCCTAATCTGCTTAAGGATTCGCTTCTCAACAGCAAGGCGGTTGTACAAGTCAGGGTTGGCCTGAGCTCGTGCAGCCAAAGTCTGGATCTGCGCATAACGTTGCGTCTCAGCAAAGATATGAGGGTCAGACACTGGAACAATATCAGAGTTCTTGGCAAAGTCTTCCTTGGTTACATCCAAGTCCTCGACCATGTCGCCCTTGACTTGCTCATCCAAGTACCAGTTGTTCAACCTTGCAATGACCTTCAACACACGGCGTTGCGAGTCATGAAGTCTTGCATGCACAGCGCTAAACACCGCGGCGCCTTGCTCAATCAAAGCTTGTGTAGTACCAACCGGCGCATTAGATGTAATGTCTGCAATCTTCTCTTCGCTCGTGGTGACCACGCCCTTAGCGGCGTTGGATAACCAACCAAGGAGTTCCAACAGCACAGGAGAGGGCTGGTTAAATGGCAATGGCATGGCAATCTTACGAATGTCATCCACGCCCGGTGCGCCTTCAATCTCACTGACCTGCGTAGGCTCAATGGTTAATGACTGGCCCGATATCTTAGCTCCTTTGAGCTTAAGCATTGTGGGAGCCGTAGTAATGTGCGCGGAATCCAGTAACGCCCGCAATGCTCCGGTAAGCGCTGCAGATAAGCCACCAATAAGATGCGGTAAGCCAATTGCATAAGCACCTCGCCATGGAATAAACTTAAACTCAATCAACCAGTCCAGCTTGGCCATGGTGTTATCACCATCAGCCCAGTTGCGATACAAGCCAACAACCTCGGTTGTCAGGTCATCAATCATCAAGATGTAGGGCGCACGCTTTCCATCTGAGTAGTTGTCATCATCAAGGTTCAACCAAGTGTAGATGTGGTATACACGGCGGACGCCGTCTACGTTATCCGCTTGGCTCTTACGACCCTCAATCTTATTGTTCGCCTTCTCGGCCTTGGACTCTTCAGGCTCCATAGAAGCGCGAACAATGTCAATGTCGATGTAGAGGCCACTATCAACGCGCTCTTCGAAAGTCTCTTGCGTAATGTCTTGAACTTCCGTTACGCGGCCTGCAGTGTAGAAGTTAACAGCTGCAAAGGGTAAATACACGTTGTCAATTGGCACAAACTCAGCGCAAGGTCTACGCTTTTGCTCGTCATACCAGATCTTCATGTATTGGCTACCACCAAGCGGCAATTGCGTCAGCAACTGCTCTTCCTCGTCGCGGTATTCCTCGATCTGCTCCGTCAGCTGCCAGTTCATGTAGTCGCGCTTACGCTCGGCGCGATTGACTTTCTCATCCGTAGTCTCGCCAATGATCTTGGTTTTGACCGGCCCATCTGCGGGGAATAGTTCCTTGATGGCTCGAGCTGAGAAGTCAACGCAAGCCTCAGCCATAACTGGGTGGACAACCTTGCTGGCGCCGGTGAACTGTGCTCCGCCCGGCGCATCGTGGCCTAAGCCAGTACGGCGCAAGCCTTCTTCATATTGCTTATCACGCTCTTCGCGTGCTTCTTTGTCTTTCTCAATCAGCTCGACGTACTTGTGAGCTAATTTGCTGAGGTCGTAGCTGGTAAGTACATCAGCTAAGTTCTCATAGAAGTCAGGCTCACCTTCTGGCCCTTTGGAATCATCTTCCATTCGCACGATGGCCGAGCCATCAGGCATCTCTTCTACTTCCGGAGTCTCATC